GCACGTGATCCACTGTATCGGCATCCTGCCCGCAGTATCCGCAGGTGTAGCCATCTCGAGCTAATACAACTAAACGTGCTCTTTTGTACTGCCGAGTGAGCCTAGGATCGTGTCTACCTTGTACCATCTAGTAGTGCCCGGTTCTCTTATGGTGTAACCAAGCTTTACACACACTCTTATACCTATGCTCTATGTACTTGAGCCCTCTATCTATCTGCTTATATGGATCTTTCTCTTCAAGCTTAAGTAGCTGAGGTATCCCATAGGCTGTACTTCTAGGGTTATCAGCTCTTGGATTCCATCTACTCTCACGATTCCATAAGAGCTCTAAGCATCGATACTCTTTAGCATCTAATAGCTTTATATGTGCATAGAGTTTATAAGTGTTTATATCTCTTGCAGTACTTACCGCCTTAGCTGTAGGCATATTGGTAAATAGCAATAGCCCGGCCAAAAGCACCAAACTACGCCTGCGAGCTATCCGCCTCAGCGGCTCGCCTGCGAGTATGGAGCGTAATCCCTTAGTCAAGTTACTAGCAAGTATGTGTATAACTCTAACGTACCTTTGGCGTGTCATCCACAGGTTATCCACAGCACTCGAACCTAACTAACATTGAGGGAAAGGGTGCCGGTGATATTCCCTGACCATATTTTAATCGGCCTTTTATAAACTCGACCTCGGCATTTGGCAGCACTATTTCGTGAAACCATTTAGTATCTGTACGAGCTGGCAAAAGCATTACTACAAGATCGTTATGCTGTGAAGCTTTTAGCACCCAATCTTTGATACCTCGACCGTAAGGTGGATTACACCATATATGACCCACCCACTCAGCTTTAAGCCCATCTCGTTTAGCTTCGTTAGGATGGTCAAGCCCTAGCCACTCATCGCACAAATGGTTCGTCAAACTAGCAGCTACATCTTGGTCGAATTGGTGCATTGAGTCTAATTGATCAAATAGGTCTAATGGCGTGGACCAATCATCGGTAACGCTTTGAGGCATATATGCGGTCATTGGTGACCCCAGCCTGTGCCCTTAAAGCTGATACCTGGCACACTGTAAACCTGCCTCATTACGAGGCCACAGCATAGAGGGGCTACGTTTTCGCCTATAGGTTGAGATACGTCGTAGCTTATATTGCAGCTAATACACTCATACTGATACATCGCCATTAGTAGGCTCCTCGACTAGACACACGCCTATAATCCCGCATTTAGTACACTGCAGGGTCTTAACGTATGGCGGCAGGTTATCGGTGATAATGCGCTCTATCTGATCCGTGACCTTTTTACACTTTCTACACTCGTATTTATATGTAGTCATCCCCGGCACTCCGAGCATAGCCACAAAAGGATTTCACGATCTACATCCCTGATAGCAAGCGCACCTAGGCCATCGCTCCAGTTAAAGCAGCTGTCACACTGAATAGCCGCGCTCTTTGTTACTTCTCCATCACGGTGGATAGTGGTCGCTACCCCATCCTTTATAAACGTTAGTTCTCCCATTAAAGTTTAACCGCCTTATCTATGTGTAAAAGCGCTACCTTTTTATCGATCTCCGGGCCTTTATCAAAGGTATTAGAGGGTAAGCGCTTAGTAATCCAAGTAACCGTAATCTTGCGTAGGTTAAAGGCGTATATGCCCTTAGGTGTTGAGTTGATATAAAACGGAGTAAAGCCTAAATCCTGAGCTCTATCCATAAGAGACTCGTATTTATCCTTTTCCAGTATCAGCTCATCGTAATGAGTGTTACGGCATTTAAGCTCTATAGTAAGCCTGTAGCCGTGACTCGTAGCATCTATGTACTCGTAGGTATGCTCTGACTTCTGCAGATCCTCGAGATACGTACTCTTTATATAGTCAAAGAGTGACTGCTCGTTTAGAGTTGAGGTTTCCATTTACCGTCACTCGCTAGTACGTGCCATACAGGATCACACTGCGTAGCTTTATTTTTTTCGGTGCATCGATACGCAGCCCAGGCTTTCCCGGTCTTGGCGCTCGTACCCTCAGCCCATACCATCGTGCCGTGAGCGCATCGAGGAGGAGCAGCCGGTAGCTCACCGCCTAGCCCCTGTTGAATCTCAGCTATAGCCGTAGCCATCGTAGGAATACCCTCGGTAGCTGCCTTAGTGGCCCACGGATCCTGCGCGTATGCCGCCTCTACCTTTTGCATATCTTGAGCAGTAGGTCGAGCGTGTTCACTTGGGGTAAGCAAGCCGATAACTCTACCGTAGGCGGAAGTAATGCAGTCCTCGATAAACCATTTCTTCATATTTTGTGGAAGTGTCGCTACGTTGCCAAAAGCGTAATCGACCGCGCTAGGTACCGCATCCTCGTACTCACGGTAGGCCTCAGCTTTAACCAAGATCGTACCTTTATCTAAATCTATATCCTCGATAAAGGCGATTAAGCGCCCGGATGGAAACTCAGCTCTAAAGCGTTTAATGCGGCTGTTTACGTCCTCGTAGTTATCCATAAATCCCATTATTGGACCAGGCCTTTATCTCGAAGAGCCTTAGCTATAGCCCGGCCTCTCAGGTAGCCTTCGCCGTGTCCCTCGCGGTATCCGAGATCGTAAGCAAACTTAATAAAATATCCCATTAGCCCAGTAACTGCCAGGATTATTAATATGTCTAAACCGTTCATATATCGCCCTTTGTTAAGGCCGATGAGGCTACTATCCGAGTAGCCCTCTCGGCGTTTGTAGCTTTAGTATGAGGGCTCTATCTGACATATGACAAGTATTTACGTAGGCGTGTCGGTTTTTATAGCTTCCTTAGGCTTAGATTTAAGCCCATTACCGGCCAGTACGCCGCCTAAAGCTCCGGTTAAGAATATAGCTAAAGTCTGTAGCAGCTGTATAAAATCTCGATCGTTAGGAGCTTGAGCCCCTACCGGCTGAGTCACAAAGACAAGCGCATAAACCGCACCGCCTGTAATAACGAAAAAGGTTAAAGCGAGTACAGCACCTATAAGAAAGATTAGGCGAGCGTGTATATCCTCAGGCGTAAGGCGTTTTTTCTCTTTAGTCATTTGGCTTAATAAGGTCCTTAGTGCAGGTGCCGGTAACCTCACACTGCGGTGGTACGCATTGAGGCTTTTCCCAGTTCTCGAACTCTTGGCACTCATATCTCACCCATCCGTCGTAACCGCACCCTGATAGGAGAAGAGTCCCCGCTATCGCCCCTATCAGGGCCCGGATCATTTAGCGCCTAAACCGTACTGCTTCTCGCTTGTCTGCAAGGCTTTAAGTAGTGGACCTACTAAGCCTGCGATAAACGCATTAGCTAGTACTTTAGGATCTGTAATACCGGACATATAAAGCGCCGCTGCACTAGCCAAAGCTGCACGTGCGTATGATTTACCGGCTGCGATTAACTGCTCTTTCATTGGTCTACCTTTCGCGCCCTTAAGGTGTATCTAACTATAACCCTAAACTCTCGATTAAGGCTTTAGCCTTGGCCGGTGACACTTCTACTTCCCAGTGCATTTCGTCGGCTCGGCTCTTAAAGTCTCCGCCCCACTTGAGGCCGTATTTCTTAGAGAGCGCCCGGATCATAGGTACCTTTTCAGCTGGGAAAGTGCCTCGTTTACCTAGTGGGTGTTTAGTCGCGTTCAGATCTATAGCTGTACCCGAGGAGTGGCAGCTTAATTTATCTGTAGTGCCTCGCACCATACGAAAAGCGTAAGCCCAATCGTCAAAGGTGCCTTCGTCGATAGGCTCTATCAGCTCGTGAAACTCAGCCGCAAAGGCCGCCAAGAGTGGGCCCACACTCTCAGCGCACCTAAGTTTACGGTCTGTACCTTTTACCGGGTAAGCCTTAATTTTAATCTCTGCAGGATCCTTAGAGGCCGGGTATCCGTTATAGCTCTTTAGCATTACGAGAGTAGTAGCTTCGCTTCATCGGCTGTAATACCCAAACGATCTAATAGAGCAGCTTTACTCGAGGCTTTTTCGGCATCTTGTTGCGCTTTCCAGGCATCGTATTGAGCAAAACCGTCCTCGTATTGCTTTTTTGTAATTGGATCGCACTCAAGAAACTCGATACCCTCGAAGGTGTCTCCATATTGTACGTAGCCGCCATCG